CCGGCGCGGCGGATGCGTATGCGCTGCTGAAAGCGGGGGCGCTCGATGGGTTATCCGTTGGCTTTCGTCCGCTGAAAACCCAGCCGGATCCGGCCAGGCGCCTGCGCCTCATTCGCGAGGCGGAGTTGTGGGAGGTATCTCTCGTGACGTTTGCCGCGAATCCAGAGGCGCGGGTGAGTGCTGTTGTTTAGGCGCTGCAAAAAAGCGTTAACCGCAGAGTCGATAGTGCAGAAAAGCTAGAGAGCGCCGAATGGCGCAGCGCTCCCGCCCGGCGGCGAAGCCGCCTGGGGGGCGGGGCGGGAGCGCTCCATTTCTGATTATCGAGAGACGGAACATTTTACCCCCTTTTTCTACCAACCCTTTCCTAACCAACCAAGGAGTCATCCGTGACACATCCCTATGAAACCAAAGCGCTCAGCACCGAACTGGGCGAATCCTATGCCGCGTTCTGCGAGGCCAACGACGAACGGCTGATGGAAGCCGCGGAAAAAGGCCATTCGGATCCGCTTTTGGACGAGAAAGTCCAGCGGCTGAACAGCAGCCTGGAGCAACTGCAGGAAAAAATGGAAACCTTGCAGGTTGCCTATCAGCGCACGCCGAGCAGCCTAGCCGCGGCAAAAAAATCAACCCGGCTCGAGCCAATACGTAAAGCATTCAGCGACTATCTGCGTAAAGGCATGGAACCAACGCTCGCCCTTAAAGCGCACAGCGTCTCCTCCGATCCCGAAGGCGGCTATATGGTCAGCGCCGAGCTGAGCAGCAGCATTTCCCAAGTGCTGCGCGACTCGTCTCCGCTGCGCCAGCTGGCAACGGTGATAGAGGTTGCATCCGACGCCTTTGAAATCCTAACCGATCCCAATGATGTCGGCACGGCGTGGGTGGCCGAGACCGGCGCGCGCACGGAAACCACCACCGCCGATGTCGGGAAAATCCGTATCCCGGTGCATGAGCTGTATGCCGAACCCCGCATCACGCAAAAGCTGCTCGATGATGCCCGCTTTGATGTGGAGCAGTGGCTGGCGAGCAAAATAGCCGACCGCTTCGCTAGAGCCGAAAACACCGCCTTTATCAGCGGCAACGGCGTTGCCCAGCCGCGCGGTATTTTAACCTACAGCGGCGGCACCAGCTTTGGCCAGATTGAACGGCGCAAAACCGGGGTAAACGGCGATTGGCCAGCCTCGAACCCGGCGGATGCGCTGGTGGATTTGTCCCAGCTTTTGAAAACCAGCTACACCCAAGGCGCGGCGTTCCTGCTCAACCGCGCGCTCATGGCGGACGTCAGGAAATTTAAGGGCAGCGACGGCCAGTATATCTGGCAGCCGTCTTATAATGCGGGTCAGCCCGCTCAGCTGCTCGGCTATCCGGTCTATGTTGCCGAGGATATGCCGAATAAGGCAACCGGCTCGCTGTCCGTTGCGTTTGGTAACTTCCGCCTCGGCTATGCCATTGTTGACCGCATCGGCACGCGGATTCTGCGCGATCCGTTTACGGCCAAACCCTATGTGAAATTCTACACAACGAAGCGGGTAGGCGGTGATGTGATAAATTCCGATGCGATTAAGTTGATGGAATTTGCGGCTTAAGAAGGGGTAAGGGTTGAGGGGTCAGGCATGAAATAATCCCATGCCTCATGCCTTTCCCCTCACCCCCCACCTCACCCCTTTGTTCCATTGTTTCCCCATTTTTAGAAAGAACACCCATGCGTGATTTAAACAACAACATCGCGGCGCGGCCAATCGTCAACCCGGCGGTTATCAACGCCGATACCAACGGCACCGGCGTTGATCTCCAAGGCTTTGATGCGGTGGAAGTCCTCGCCTCCCTCGGCACTCAGGGCGTCACCCTGTCGGGCAGCGTTTTTATCGATTTTATTTTGCAAGAATCAAACGATAACTCCACCTATGTAGCTGTTCCAGACGGGTATTTAATAGGCACACCCATCACACCCGGCAGCGGCATTTTCGCCCGGATTGATGCGAACAGCAAAGCCGCGCGCAGCTATGCTATCGGCTATTGCGGCAATAAGCGTTATGTGCGCTGCGTCGTTGATTTCACCGGCGCCCACGCAACCGGCACACCCATCAGCGTTGTCGCGCTGCTTGGCCGTCCCGCCGTATCGCCCACGGTTTAAGCGAATGCGGGTTTATGAACTCAGTGCGCCAGCGGTTGAACCGCTGGCGTACGCCGAGGTTGCGGCGCATTTGCGCCTTGATGGCTCGGCGCAGCAAACGCTGATTGAATCCTATATCAAAGCGGCGCGGATGGCGGTTGAAAACCTCACCGCACGGGCGCTGATAAACCGCTCCTTGCGGCTGGTTTTGGATGAATGGGAAGGCGTCACAACGCTTCCCAAGCCGCCGGTCAGCGCCATTACCAGCATCAGCGTGCTGCTTTTGGACGGCTCAAGCGTTACTGTCCCGCCTACGGCTTACCGCCTGTTGATTGGCGATGCGGAAACGCGGCTGTTGATACCCAATACCGCGGCGGTGGCCTCCCCCGGATTAGAGGCTGGCGGTATTCTGATTGATTACACCGCAGGCTATGGCAGCTCTGCTGCAGCCGTGCCCCAAGCCTTTAAAACCGCCATGATGCTGCTGATTGGGCTGTGGTATGATCAGCGCGTTGCGGTGACAACACCGGTGCATGGGCTTTTATTGCCGCAGGCGGTTGCGGCGCTTCTAGAGCCGTATAAAATCAGGCGGCTAGGGTAAGGCCAAACGGAACGTAATGGCGGAAATCCGCATCGCGGCTGATGAGGGGGAGGTCGTGATCCAAACAATGCTGTGCGATGAGGGTATCCGCCAGACGTGCTTTAAGGCGCTTTTTTAGCAGTTTCGCCCGCAACAAACCCGCACGCTGCCAAAATCCGGTCATAATCTCCAGTGTGGGCAGATTCTCAAGCCAGACAATTTGTTGCATATCGAGCCGGGGATTACTAAGTATTTCTGTTTGCACCACTTGGGGAATAATCAGGCGTTTTTCTGATAAAGCAGTATCAATAAGTGCAACGTCTTTGTCATGGTCACGCTTTAAATTGTCACGGTCTAGAAAAGCAATAAGCGAGCTTGTATCTACTGCAACCATGGGCGGTCTTTATCTTCGCGAAGATCTTTAAGGTCGATAGACATTTTAACTGTGCCGCGCATTTCAAGAATTTTTTTATAGACTAGGCTTCGCTGTAACAGCAACAAGCCCTCTTTAATGGTTTCTGTAATGCCTTCCCCTGTTTGTTCCTGAGCATCGCGCAGCAGGTCACAAGGGACGTGCACTGTGATTTTTTGTGTTTGCATTTTCATGTACATGATTATGCCATAAACACTTACGGCATGCAAGCCGTAAAACCAGAAAATGGTAAAATTCCCCCGATACGCGCATATAAAAATCTTTTTCCAACCCGCAACTTTAAGCTCTTGTTAACCCGCTTCCCGTAATCATTGGGTCAACGACAAGCGGCAGCCACACGGCCAAATCGCGAGCCACCCGGGGTAGGAAACAATAAGGGAATACGACATGGAGCGATGGGCTTTTCAAACTGGTGTCAACACCAATCTGCCGCAAGAGGCATTGTTTGGTCGCTTAGTTACGGATGCGCTGGAAACACTGGCGCAGCCCACAGCGTTACAGCTCTCTGGCTTTGCCTTTGCGGTGGGTGAGAAACTCGCCCGTTGCCGCAGCGCGCGCATTGCCCCCGATGCCTCGACCTTAGCCGAATTAAAGGCGCTCTATACGATTCTGAGTGAGCAGCGCCAGATGAAGTTTTTTAACAGCTACGCCGCGCTGGATTACACGGCGCTGTATGATTTAGTCGCTGATGAGCCAACCAAAGCCGGCGATTCCGGCCATACCCCCGCCGATGTGATTGCCATGGTGGATGTGTATAACGCGGTGTGGAATCTGCATTATCGCCAGTTTGAAATCGAGCCTGCAACCGCGCTCGCGGAATGGAATATCGGTGATGCTTATCAAACCCGCGCTGTGCGTGCTGTTTTGTTTGATATTGCCTTTGACCGTTTGAATCATCTGTGCCGCGCGATGGTGGACAGCTGTTTGGATTTGCAAAACAGCGAACAACCCGACCGCATCAAAAAAACCGTGAACAACAAACGCAATCTGATGATTAACATCTTGATTCACCGCGAAGAAGCGCAACAGCTTCTGGATAATCGCCTGGCGGGTCAATCGCTGATGGCGCAGGCAGCAACGCTGAAAGGCCTTGCCGAGCATCTGAAAAAGAACAGCAGCCGCAGCTTTTACAAAAATGACAACGGTGGGTTGATGGTGGCGCTGCCACCTGAGGCGTAATTGCTATGCGGCGTGACAAGCCGCGCTTGAAGACCTAAGTTAAACCCCATGTCCTGGTTTTCCAAAATACCGTCCCTGCCAGAAGTAGCGCGCCCTGAAGCCGCGCCGCCGCCGGACTTCATGCCGGATGAGGCTTTTTTGGCGCTGGTTGACCTTGAGCTGGAGCGCATCGGCAAGCACCACGCCGGGGTGCTGGCGGTTGAAGCGCTCACGCTGGTGCAGCATTTTGATGTTGAGCCGCAGCCCAGCCCCTTTGATTTTGCTGAGCTTCGCGCCGTAACGCTGCTCCTTGCCAATAAATACGGCGTCGAGGCCTTACAGCGTTTCTGCGCGGCAAAGACCCACGAATCCTTGTGGGAGCTCACCCGCCGCCAGTTTAGTGACGCCCCCGAAGGGTATCAATCCTGGCGCGCGCTGCTTTTGGAACACGCGCCCCGCGTAGAGCTGGATGAGCTTGAGCGCGAACCGCTGCATTTTCTCATCGAATGGCGCGATGAAGACCCGCGCCTAGAGGCGGAAAAGCTGCGTATCCTTAGCAAAGCTAGCTACAAAACCCTCACCGCGCTGCTGTTGCTCTTGGCCGAGCGCGAAATGCAACTCATTGAATTTGATGCGCCCGTGCATCCCGAACCGGAACGGCATGATTACAAGCTCTGGCAGGGTATTTCCCAAACCCGCCTGATGCGCGAAGCCGTCACCACGCTCTGGTGCGCGCATCCGAAAACGCCGAAAGATTACCGCGAAAAACTCGCCGGAAAATCCGCGCTTGAGCAGTGGCGGTTTTTAGAGCCGCGCCGGGACAGGCTTTAGGCTCACTGCCAGAACGCAAACGTCATGATTCGTATGACCCTCACCCGATCTACACCCTGCAGGGTGTAGATCGACCTCTCCCTTTTAGGGAGAGGTGAATTCTTTATAATTCTCAGATATATCGTTTATAAACATATGCTTGAAATATGTAAAGAACCCCCTCTCCCTGAAAGGGAGAGGGTCGGGGTGAGGGTCAAAAGCTTACTTAAAAAATGCCCCTTACGAAAGTCCCCTCCCCATGCACGCCGATTTAAACGAACGCATCACCCTGCAAACCCTTAATAACGCCAGCGACACCGCCGGGGGAAAAACCCGCAGCTGGACAAGCGCGGGCGACGTCTGGGCGGCGGTTGACAGCAAAGCCCTCCCTGAAGACCTGCGCGGTAATGCCCTCCGCACCGGCACGCTCTACACCATCACGGTGCATGGCGACACCACGCTCAGCGCGGATATGCGCATTCTCTGGCGCGGTAAAACCTTGCGCATCCTACGCCTTCCCGATGTGCCGCCGCGCTATCTCTACCGCACGCTTGAGTGCGTCAGCGCCGATACGCTGGGTTAACTGCACGCGGGGCGTCATCCCGACCGAAGCGTAGCGCAGCGGAGGGATCTCCGCGCGATTCGGAGATTCCTCGACTCCCGCACGCTGCGCGGCGTTCGCTCGGAATGACGCTCTTAAAAATTAAAATTCCAAGGATTCCCCCATGACCGCAGCCCTCGCCTTACAAAAAGCTGTCTATTCCCGCCTCACGGGCGACACCGCCCTGATGGCGCTTATCAGCGGTGTGTATGATGTCGCCGATAGAGCCGCCAGCTACCCCTATATCACCATCGGCGCGGATACAGTAGATGCTTACCTAACGAAAACAACCAGCGGCTTCAACGTCTTGCTGCGCCTGGATATCTGGACAACGGCGCTAGGGCGCAGCCCCGGCAAAGCCATTGAGAACGAGGTTTACCGGCTGCTCCACCGCGCCACTTTCACCATTACCGGCTTCACGCTGATCGATTGCCAGTTCGACAGCAGTGAATCCAGCTTGGAAAACAGCGACCGTTTGCTGCGCGGCACGCTGCGCTTTCGCGCCCTTATCCAACTTTAACATCCATTTTTCAGGAGCCATCCCATGCCCGCCTCCAAAGGTCGCGATTTTCTTCTCAAACTCTTCACCGCCGGCAGCTATCAAACCGTTGGCGGTCTGCGCACCAACACCCTCACGGTGAACAACCGCGCGGTTGACACCAGCAACAAATCCAGCGGCGAGTGGCGTCAGCTGCTAGCAAACGCCGGCATCCGCAGCCTCACGCTGTCCGCCGCCGGGGTGTTTGACGACTCAACCGCAGAGGAAACCCTCCGCGCTGCCGCCTTTGCCGGAACGGCGCTGAACACGCAAATGACCTTCGGCAACGGCGACAGCCTCACCGGGAATTTTCTGGTCAGTCAGTATGAACGCCTCGGCGAATTTGACGGCGCGGAAACCTATGCCGTTACGCTCGAATCGGCGGGCGCGATAACCTTCACGGCGGGATAACACGGCCATGCACACCAATGAAC